TTCCCAATTCTCATTACTCTGTTCCGAATTTCCCTTGAATTCTTTACCACATTCTTCGCATACGAATTTCATTTCTTTTTTAATTCTCTTACCCATTTCTCTTCCTTCCTGCTAATAGCATATGAAATGCCGATTTCAATTGCTATTTGTTTAAAAAAGAGAGGTTAGCAAAATTAATTGTTATCCTCTCTTTAATTATTTATTTTTTTATATTTAAGTTCTAAACAATAGGAATTCTTATAATTCTACCAGCAATATTATCTCCACCAAGTTTGTTCAATACTTTTAGATTAATATCCTGTCTGGAAGCATCTCTTTTTGAAGCAGTATCAATTTTAACACTTCCATCAAAAACGCACTTATCAAATTTAATCTGAATATCATTCAATGGTTCTTCTTCTTCAGAAATTTCAATGGTTTTCATTACACAAGTAACTCCGTTTGGATATTTACTATTATTAATTTCTATTGTTTGAGTAGTGGCAGATGTAGTGTAAATATAACTACCAACACTTACTGTATTACCTTCGGCAATTCCTGATTTTAGTAATGTAACTTCTGCTCCCACAACTGTATAATCTGTTGTAAGAATTAGAGGTGTTCCAGTAGAATCAGAAACTACTACATCGTTAGGTGTTTTTGGTGTTTGTTCTAATGTAATTATTTTATCGGTAGTATCTAAAACCACTGTGTAATCTCTAGGAAATGCAATAGCTTCCCCTGCTCCTATAACTATATCAGCTCCTAATTGCTTTGCAAGAATATCAAAGTGGAATCTAACATCTTTTAAAGTTATATTTTCTTTTCTTGGAGAATGTAGTACTGCTACTAACCCTCCACCACCTTCAACATCTGTAGTCTCACTAGTGATTTCAAAACCAGCATTTTCTAATGTTGCTGTTGCGAACTCCTTTTTGTCTACATTATCAATTAAAAGCACTTCAAAACAATCTGCAATCATAGACATAATTTATTTCCTCCTATTTTCTTGTTTTAATTAATTTTATTTAATTTATTGCTATCTACAAATAAACCATCATACGGATTTTTATATATATCTAAATCTTCGGCAAAATCTTCAACTTCAATATCTGCTCCTTGACATCTTGCTGTTATAGAAATATCATAAGCTTTGCCTTTTCTAATTCTATAAAAATCACTATAAATTTGATATATACTATATTTTTTTAAATCCGAATAATGTTTACCAGTAAGAGTAGATACGGTTGTTATTACTTCTTCTATTCCGATTTTAGGCTGATTTTTAGACTTTGCTTCTAAAGTTTTTTTAGCCCATTCACGTACTTTTTCATTTTTATATACTTTTTCTTCAAACATAAGATTCTGTTTCATTACAACTTCACGAATTAAGTCGTAATTGTTAATAGTAATTATATTAAAATTACTTAAATCATTTTCTTTGCATTCAGAGTTATGTTTTTCATTTTTTATTTCTTTGTTACAAGTAATTTTCTTTTCTATTTTTTCTAATAATAGTAACAATTTTTCAAAAAATATATCTAATCTATCAATTTCATTTTGTTTGTTTATCAAAACAAATCCTTCTATCTTATTATTTGATACAAATTTTACATCTTCCTTTGTTACCATTGAAAATAATTTTTCAAATGTAGCTATCAAGTTTTCATAAGACATTTGTAAACTTTCTCTTAATTGAAATATTAACCCTAATAATGGAAAATCTGTATCTGGAAAATGATTTTTAGATATATATAGAATTTTAGATAACTCTTGAAACTTTTCATAATCACTTAAAATAATTGGATAAATTTTAATTGGGTTATCTTCACTTACACCATCAATTTCAATTGGTTCATTGAATATATTATTTAATGTATTCAATTATTTCACCCCTTTAAGGTAGATGAATTTACTGATATTTCAAGAACAAATGCACAATATTCCGTATTAGCAATTTTACCTGAAGAGTAATTAGATATATGTGCATCTGTAATTCCTGCAACCTTTTGTTGGTCTACCATTTGAGAAATTTCATCAAATATCCGTATTGCACGAACTTGTCCCATACCAGCCAAATATGAATATTTATTAGGAATTACCACTTCAACTAAAATCTTAATTGTACTTAATGGTGTTTTAGTAAAATTACCTGAAACCGCATTAATATAAATTCTTATTTTTTCAGTATTAGGTATACTACCATCAAAAAATGTTAAAAAGTAATTACCATTCTCATATAAGTCAATAGGTACTTTTGGCTCAGAAAGTGGGTCATTTGTTAAATAATATATGTACTTATTTATATTTGAGTTAGTATAAATTAAAGAGAAAATTCTTGTTAAATTATTTTCAATTTGACTAAATTTTTTGGAAACTTCGTTTGCCAATAATTCCACCTCCTATATTAAACTAGCGACTTTAATATACTGTTCAACAAACACACTACTATCTTCAACTAAACTACACTTCAAATAGAAATATTTATTGCGATAATTTGTATTTGTTGTTGCTTTTACAACACAATTTGTTCCACTTACAGATTCAATAGTTGCATATACGTTTGAACTACTATCTTCATTTCTAACACTAAATACAACATCTTTGCTTACTTCAATTCCATTATTTAGAACCTTAGTATCAAATGTTTGTGTCTTACCAATTTTAATTTCACTAACTGGATTTATAAATTGAATAGAATAATCGTCAATAATCACACTTACAATTGAAACACTAACTGTAGACTTAATAGCAGGTTCTAAAGTTAATGAAACTGTAATTTGACAGTTCCCATCTATAACTCCAGTAACTACTCCACTTTCAGATATAACCGCAATTGATTCATCCAAAGAAGTAAAAGTTAATTCTGGCGCAGGTGTAACTACTATACCGTTATTAGTAACTTGTGTGTTTATATTAACTGTCTGCAAAGGACTAAGTGAAATACTTAAACCGTTTAATATATTAATCACATAACTGTTAATTACGTCCTTTTCATTAAATGCAATTCCATTTACAAAATTGTCTCTTAATACATCCGTTTCAGTTATTTCCATATTAATGGTAAGCACTCCTGTATTGTTTATAAAATCACATTCAGTTTCAATAAATCCTGATACCATATATACTTTTCTACCTAAAATAAACCTTTGTCCTTCAGAAATAGAAAGTGTTTGAGTATTAAGTGGTACTTTTACAACTAAGTTACCATCTAAATCTGTTATGTATTTATTCTCATCTAATGTAATTTTTGATGCAGATGTTATTACACAAGGTATTGATACAATATCATTTAAAATTGATGTTTTATCGTAAAATTTGATTACGTTGTTACATTTTTCAATAAAACATTTTTCTTGAATTTTTGTATCTGTATTAAAAATCGTAACTAACCATGTTATACTATCTCTTATTACCATTGTGCCTAATTTAATAATGTTTTCTAATTCTGGAGACAATAACAATTTCTTTATATCAGGCTTTTTATCTGTATCACTTACAATTTGAGCATTATATTCAACATTATCAATTGTTATTATTTCATAAGAAGGAGAATCACAAAAATCAGATTCAATATCATATTTAATTTCATTAATTAAACGTTGTTTTGCTGAAATATTGGTTTGTTCTACTTTTCGAAATAAATCATAATCTCCCATTTTTATAATTCCTCCTTCTTATAGAATTAAAATTAATTCAATCAATTTAAAGTAATGTTTGAGCAGAACTATACCATCCATTCTCTGTATATTTAGTAACGGGATGGTCAGATATATAGACTGTGCCACTAGCAACAATAATTGCAGAAGATGCATTACAAGGTGTTGCATATTGACCCCCAGACAAAGTTGTTACATCTACACCCCATGTAGCATTTGTTGCATCAGTAGATACCTCAATTAAATTATTTTCTGTACCAACAGTTTTTGTAGTTACTGTAAGAGTATCTGTTGTTGTATTTTTTACAGCGGTTACATCTATATCATTTGCGTTGATTGCAGTTTCTAAAACTGTCAATGCATTATCTGCCGTTAATGTTGCTCCTAAAACAATAGCAATGTTAGTTCCTGTAACATCTTCAGCCGCCGCTACGAACTCATAGGTTATCCCATTAATTACAACGACTTCTGCCACAACTGGAACACCCGAAAAACTAAGTACAGCAGAACTCTTCTTTGCGTTCTGAGGTGTTCCACTAAACCACGGTTTATGGAATACTATTAAATTATTAATTGCTTGTGTAGAAAATGCCATATCTTTATACACTTATCCTTTCATATTTTTATATTTTATTTTATATATAATTAATGTAATAATTAAACTACAATTAATTCTTTTTATTTTTGTTTAATTCTTTACTAAGAATTTGTTCAATATTATTAAAATCCCAATACCAAATTTCTAAAAGATTTAAATTATTATTTTCTGCATATTCTTTCTTACGTTTATCATGTTCTTGTTGGACTTCAAATTTTTGTTGAGCATATTTTTTACCCCTACCATTAAAATCAATTGGTTTTTCATGTTGTTCTCCTTGATATTCAATTAATAAATTGTATTTGGGTAAATAAAAATCATAAGATAAATTTCCATTTTTAATACCTAAAAGATTATCGAACTCTTTTTGTGGTATAAAATATTCATTTTTATTTTTATAAGTGTCAGATAGAGTGTTGTAATTTTCTTGTAGAATTTCAATAAAACCATTTAGTAATAAAACTCTTTTACACTCTTTTTCACCATGGCTTTTTGAGCATTCAGGACATCCAACACCATTGTTTCTATCACTAATAGAAGTTACCCATTCATTACCACATTCTGAACAAATCCACCAAACTTTCTGTTTACTATGAGGAGTATATTCATTTGGCAACTTGTCATTTTTATCATAATTCCATTCTTCACAAAGTTTTTGATTGTCTATTAACAAATTATAATCTTCCGATGCATAGAGACCTCTACAAAACGGACACCCATTTCCCCTATTTCTACTTTTCACATCCATTAACCATTCGTGTTTTGGATTTTTAGAACATTGCCACCAAACTTTCTTACCCGAATTTACAGTTATTGTATAAGGTGTTAAATCTCCGTTTTTAATCGAATGCCATTCTGAAGTTAAATTTGGATTCTTTATTGCTAAACAATTTGAAACAGATGTTTTTTGTCCAGAACAACAAGGGCAATTTGAATTTTTAGTTAATAAATCATTCCATGTCATTTCAAAAGTTTCCAAACAACCGTTTTTAAGGCATTTAAATTTTAATTTTTTATGACACCCCTCAAAGATACAACTTATTAACTCAAATAATTTATTATTTAAGTTCAACCATAATTTAATATTATTTATTGTATATGGGTTGTTTATATAAAATTTTGATGGTGGACTTTTTATTACACTATGTAATAAAGTATAATATAAAAATCCATCTTTGTCTTTTAAAGTTAATTTAGTATTAATATTTATGTAAGTTTTATCAACTAATTCATATCCTAAACTATTAACTTGTTCTTTTACTTCGTCATAAGTAAATTTTTTACTTATTTTAAATCACTCCCTGTAAGATTAATTTCTGAAAATAAATAAATCAGGGAAAACGTTCAGAGTTACGTCTTTTAAACTGACTCGGCGTATCCAGTCCTATCCCTAATTTATTTTACATTATTTATAATTTTAATATTATTTAAAGCCAGTAAATGAATTAAATGTATAATCAATTTCCATATCTCTTAATTGGGTTCTTGCATCATTTACTAAATTAATTAATTTTTGAATCATATTAGCTGGACTAAAAAATGAGTAATCTTTAGTACCCATCTTATCTCTAAGCTTTTCTTCTTTATATAATTGCCTTTCTAACCAAACCAACATAACCCCTTGAGCGCATATCCATTGTTCTTCATCTGAAAGATTTTGATTAAATTGTTTAAGTGTATTATCAACATCGGCTAAATCTTTTTTACATTTCTTGAAATATACACTTTTTGTTTTGCTTAAAAATAATTCTAAAAACTCTGTATATTCATCATCAGTTAATCTTGATAATAATGGAGCATCTTCAAAAAGGATATTGGCTTTTTTAAATATTTCAGTATAAGGAGTGCTCATTTTTATCCACCTCTTTACTTAAATAAATTAGGATTTCTAAATATTTGACGTATACTATTCATCTTATTATTATTTGTAAATAAGCCTTTTTTATATAAAATATGACCAGCTTCCATTACTGTTTCAGCCATTTCAAGAGAGTTATTTAACAATCTTTCAAATTCTTTTTCAGATACAATATTATCATCAAATAAATCTTCAATTTTCATTGGATTAATTTTATTTTCATTTAAATATAAGTCATCTAATCTCAAATCTTTAATTACATCTTCTACTGTAATATTAGAGTCACTATATACATCAACAATTGCAATATTTCCACTTTTTATAAATGAAGGTTTTGAGCTTAAAAATAAATTTAATTCTTCAAAAGAAATATTAACACTTTTTCCAAAATTATCAATTTGGAAAAATGACCTTACTTTTCCTCTATCTTCATTAAAAGTAAATAATCCACCTATATTGCTTTTTAATCTTATTTTTGTGTTATCGGGAATATATTTATATATATTTTTATTATTTTCTAATTCATTTTCTTGTTCATATTCTGCTTTTATCTCTGAAATTTTAGATTCATATTTAGCTTCTAATTTTTCAGTAGCTTCTTTTACTGCCTTTTCAATTAAGCTTGTAACGTCCTCATCTGATGTTTTTACTTCCTGTTTTGGTTCATTAATTTTTTCATCTTTTTTACTTTCAGTAGACTTTGCCATATATTTTATCTCCTTATAATTCTTATATAAATTTATAAATATTGGTGAGGAATAAACCCCACCAATATTTATATTTTATTTAACCAAATTTATAAAATCCAAATTTACCTTCAGGAACAGTAATAGCGGCCGCACCAACTCTTCTTGTGAAAAGAACTTCTGGTTGCATGTCATTTCTGTTCATTCCATCTTTCATAGCTACAAGGGCATCACCTTCAAATAAAACTTTTACAATCTTTTCATTAGCAGGAAGAATAATTACATGTGAATTATTTACAGCCAATGTTTGTGTAGAAGCTCTATAAGCCTGTGGTAATGCAATTAAATCAGTACCTCTAAAAGTACCATAATATCCTAAATTATTAAATTCATCTTTTGCTCTATCGGAATAACCAGCACCATCAGCAATATTTCCTAGTCCAGTAGTAGTTCCGAAAATCTGAAGTCTATCTGCACCAGTTGCCGCTTTTACATTTTCAATAATAGAGGCAAGAGTAGGAGCAGAAAATGCACCAGTAGCTTTAAATTCTGTATCTACAGATGAATAAGAGCCATAAATTGTATCAGAAATTAATTCTCCAACATAGTTTGTCATAGAAATAGAAGCCTTTTCTGTTAATCTAGCCATATCCATCTTACCAGACATAAACAAATCGAACTCTTCATAAAACTTGATTGCTTTAATAAGAGTAGGAACTGTAAAGTTTCTATCTATAATTCTCTGTCTTTCAATATCCCCATTACCTCTAGATGCAGTATAAACATTATATACTTGGTTATCTTCAACCCAGAAATAAGGCTTATCACCCAAAGCAGTATCCTTAAATTCAGCAAACCCATCAAATTTACCAGAAAGGGAAGCATTCATTGCAACAGGCATAACTTCTGCCATAATTGCAAATACCTTATACTGATTCTCCATAAACTTATAGTAGTTCCATTCACCACCACAAGCTTCTCGTACTACATTTCTAACAGCTTCATTCATCTGCTCTGCTGTAAAACCTTCTTTAGCAATACCAGTTACTGCATCATATGCTAATTTCTGGTTATTTGAAAATACAAAACTATTCATATTAAAAATCCTCCTCGATTCTTTCTTTAATTACGCCTGTGTCTTAATACAACGAATTTTAACCATTGCAACGCCAGCTTTTGTGTAAAGTTCTTCAATAACGTAAACAACTGCTTCAGTTCCTACAACTGAAGCTAAACATTCCATTTTTAAAGCACCAGCTTTAGGAACAATAAACTTACCTACTACTAAAGCAGAAGTTGCAGTATAATTTGCTACAGGATAACTTTCTACATCACCCAATTCGACAATTCTTGCTCTGATTACTTCACCTGTAGCAATAGTAGTATCATTTTCAACTACTTCTGCACCGTAAGGTAGATTTGGATTACACACGATAGCCATACCTGAATCAGCTACTGTAGTATTAGCCGCACATGCATAAGTCTTATCTGAAGCCTGTGTACCAAGGGAAACGATATTTCCATTAGTTACATCTGCTGGTGCGGCAACGTCCATGTAGTGCGCATTAGCCTTCACCTTATTTTCAATAAATAAATTAGCCATAATTTTATTTCCTCCTTGTAATATACAATTACTTTTAAATTTAATATAAAAACAACGATTAGATTTAAATCGTTGTCGTTAGTTATTTTATAATTTTATATTTCCATTACTATTTTTCGATGTACTTTACAGCTTCTCCATAGTAACTTGATTTTTTCACATCAGATTCTTCAACACTAACTTTTGCATTAAATGTCTGAGATTTTTTATTGGACTTAGTGTTTTTTGCATGATTGACCTTACCTTCTAATGCAAAAAGTTCTTTTTCTAAATCTAAAATTTCATAATCATGTGCTGTCTTTTTAATAATTTCGAATTCTTCATTATCTGCAAGGATTACTTCAAAATCTGAAATTATTTCATCAATCTGAGCTGTTTTAATTTCAGTTTCCTTAGTATTTTGATACTCTTGTAATTCCAAAATAGATTTGTCTTTTTCAGAAACCACTAATTCAAAATCTGAAATTTTTGTATTTAATATTTTTTTTTCAGATTCTAAACCAGTAATACTAGCCTTGTAAGTTTCAACTTCAGCCTGTAAAGCTTCAAAATCAATAGACATAGTTTCAAGTGTATTTCTGTCTTCTTGAATTTTCTGATTTTCAGATTCAGTAAGCCAAACCCTAATCATTTTCTCCCAAGACTCCATGTCCACAGTAGCAGTTATAGTTACTTCATCAAAAACATATTTAACTCTTCCGTATGTACAATCATATTCTGTTGCTGTCCAATAACTTTTTTCTGCATATACATATTCATCATCAAAGTCAGAAACCCAGAAATAAGTTTCTTCTGTAACTTTATCCTCATTATCTTTTACTATGATAGGGTCTAAAGCATTTCTTAAAGCTTCTCGCTTTTGATTATATGTAGCTGAAAAAGTTATATTTTCGTTATTAACTTCGCTCATATTTTCAATTCCTCCTTCTTCAATAGATATATTATCTATATTTAAATCATTTATAGTATTAAATTCAAGTTTTAATTCTTGATTTAATGACTCTACTTTTTCATAAAAATCATTTGAAAATTTAGTGTTGAAATTTTCAATAACTTTCATATTTGCCCCTTCCATTGCTGGACTATAATTATCTCCTAAGACAGTGACACCTAAATATCTATATGCCTTAATGTCAAAAACACCGTCTTTGTTTATGGCATAGTCATCTACTGTAATTTCCATACTTACGCTTTTTTCTGGATTATCTAAAAGAACCTGATAACCTTCGTTTAAGTACTCCTTCCAAATATATCCAGTTACTTTAACGAATGTCTTTCCATCAATTTCAACATATTCATAATTATTAGTTTCAGGAATTACGCCTATTGGTTTTTCAAGATACACGATTTTTATATTGCCATCTTTTATTGTTAATTCCATTTCATGTCCTGCAAAATCCTTAGAATCACTACCTTCTATTTTTCTTACATAACCTAAAATTGGAATATTTTTAATTGATTCTTTTGCTAATTCTATTGCTTCAAGTTCAAAATTAGATTGATTTAGATTCTTTTTATCATGCATAACTAATATTTCCACAGGTATTTTAATTTCATCTGCTTCAAATAATTGTGATTTAGTATATTGACTTGGAATACTCATAAATTTTTTCTGCAAAATACATTCATCTCCTTTCTATAATTTTTATATTTATTCTAATTTTATATTTATTAGAAAAATAACTTGTTTGAAAGTATAATATTTTGTTTTTGGTATTTATTTAAATAGCTTTCTTTATTGTTAAGAAACACTATTGCTTTTTTACCATCAATAAATACTATACTATTATTTTGCACTTTCTCGAACCCAGATATTTCCATATCTTTTGCGACATCTTCTGAAAAACAATAAATAAATTTCATGCTTGTTACCTTCTTATTTCTTATATTTTTTATATTTAATTCTTAGCTAACGATATTCTTTTTCTTTGTTGGTGGAATCACTTCCTTCTTTTGCTGTTTTTTCAGGTGCTCCATTTTGTTTGTTTAAATCTGTACTGTTCATTTGTGAACTATTTAACTTGGGTTTTAATAAACTATCAAAGTCTAAAATATCTTCAGTCTTAGCAAGGTTTATTACATCATAAGGTTCAATCCCACTTGTACAAACAAATAAACTTCTACTTCCACCAGCTTGAACATCAGCATAATATCTTTCGTGCCAGTCTAATTGGTTATGATGATTTATTTTTAAAATTGTAGCCTTAGTTTTATACTGTTTAATTTGCAAATTTAGAAAGTTTTGAAAATAATAAATCAAAGGATATAATTTTGAACTATCTGCTAATGTAGAATACTCTAATCCTAATGTAGTTGAAGCATTAAACATACTTTCACTAATACCACTATCCTGCATTACAACTTTTGTTGAATATTCAACTAAATTAATTGTACTTGACTGTGCTTTATCTAATGAAATTGCTTCGACTTCAAATGGGTTTGTTAAAGGAGCGACATTTCTAGGAAGATGTTCCTTTGCACTATTATGGTAAATTTCTATTACATCTTTATCCATCAAAGGTTTTCCACTAGTTTTATCAGTTGGTACTTTCATATGTACTAATTTGGTGTTAGACTCTTTAATATAATCTCCCATATAATCTTTATCTGTTTCAAGGTTGTTTAGATCTTCAAATAGAGAAGCTAGATAAGGATAATCATGTTGTGTCTTTCGTATATGACAAAACATTGCAAAACCATTATTACTAACAGGGAATAAATAATCTGGAATATCAATTCCATCAATATTTTTCTTTGTTTTTAATTTACCACCATCTATCCATTTTCGATAATAATCTTGTATTTCTACTGGAAACTCATATATCCTCAGTGGTTCAATTAAAGAGACATTAACATAATAACGCCATATATTATTATCATCTATTTGTGCAAGTTGGCATATTGCCGAATCTATTTCAACAATGATGTTATTATTTCCATCTGACATGTTATAAAAATAGCATTCACCATTCGCTAGAACACGTTTTAGCAATGCTGGAAATACTGTTTTTATATTTATTTTATAAATGGTTCTAGCAGATTCATAATATCTTTTTTCTATAGTGGATTTATTTACTTTATCCACGTCTTCACATAAAAGAACATAGTCCCATGTAATTAAATTAGATAAATAATCTAAAAAATTATTGTACATTGCGGAGTTATAAAGTAAATAATTTGAAATGTTTTGTAATTCCTTGTATGTTATATATGGATTGATTAATGCTTTATTAATTTGTTCACTTGTATATTTTTTCGCACTTGAATTTCTAGGAGTAGTTGCCCACAATGGTTGAACTTGTGAACGAGCATATATTCTAGGTATAAAGAAATCTTCTGATGTATTTAATGAGTTATTATTTTGCTCTAATACATTTTTAGAAGTTTCTTCTGTGGTTTTTTCTAATAATATACTATTTTTGCTTCCTTTTGGTCTTCCCATTATTTCCCTCCTTTCTAAATGATTGAGGTATGTTTATTTATAATATTTATATTTAATTTATTCTAATTAATATAAACAGTAATCTAGCCAGTTGGTAGTGTTATTGCTTTCTTGAACAATCATATTTTTTCTTCTTATTTCATATAATTTATGGGCTAATAATAATAAAGAATAAAACCTATCATCATGTGCATGTTGGTCTGGATTTGCATATCGTATTATGTTACCATTTGCATCTTTAAACTTATGTATTTGAATTATTTCAGATTTCATTGCATCAATATTTATTAATGCAATTTCTTCATCTAAACTTAAAGACCTTTCTTTAATTTCGGTTTCTTTTGTTTCTTCACTATAAACCTCTTGAATAATATATCCTTTACCATCATATTCTTTAGGAAATTTAATCAAATCTAATGACATTAGTTCTAACAATTCTCCACACATTTGTAACCTAAACCTTTTAGGATTTATTAACTTGAATCTCCTACTAGCATTTGGATATCGTCTTGCTTCTTCTGAATATAACTCGTGTGTTTCATCTACAAATCCTTTATGTATATTTCCACTAGAATCATTCCAATCTTCCATAAAACTATCTGCAAAACCACTAGGTTGTCCACCAGCTCCACCATCCATTAGGAAATCTTCTATATTTTCATAATCTGGTACACCTACACCATTATAAGATAATACCATTTCTTGCATTATTTTTATTTGGTCAGGAATTTTAATTGACATTTTTCGTTTTTTAGTTGTATCAATTAGATTCAAACAGTTTACAACTTCTCCATAATGCCCTATATTTTTATCAAAACAAACTTTCATTACTGATAAAATAGAGTTATCTCCCGACCTCGCTGGGTCTGAAGATATAATGTATTTACTCTTACTATCAGAATTAAATAGTTCAGGTAACATAAAATTTGAATTTTTAACAATTTGAGATTGTCTAATCATTTGGTCTTCGTGTTCAGCAGTAGGAATATTATAATATTCACGTCTCGCTTTTTGTGGATTAATTCTCATTTCATCATCTATTTGATTCTGTTTTAATAATGGAGGTGATTTTTCGCCATCCATTAAAGGGTCTAAAGGAACACCGCATGGCATTGAGGTTACAAAATAATTTCTATCCCCTGCAAACATTTTTAAAGAAAAATCTTTAAATTTCTTATAAAATAAACATTCAGTATCGTTCATAGATGAAGCAAATAATGCTTGTGTTGGAGTCTTTAAAAATTCCATTCGAGCATCATAATTTTTTTCTGTCGATGTACTAAAATCTGTAGATTGTGTACCAAAAGCTAAACCAGCAGTTAAAAGTTCATCAGATGAGAACGCCGATTCATCAAAAAAAACGAAAGTGCTTCGATGACTTCTAATGTTATCTGGGTCACCATTTAAAGTAGCAATAAGACTATCATTGTAACTTTTAACTGTATGACTTGCTGGATTATGAACGAAGCCAGTCTTACATGCAGGTGATTTAATGGTTTCAAAAGCGAAAATATCTTTTAATGACTTAGAAGATTGTACTCTTTGCATAGCGATATCTTCTATTTTCTTAAATGCAGAAATTGATTGACTTCCGACTGACCCTATTATGTAAATCTCTTGTCCCTCGAATAATAACCATTTTAAAATCATTATAATCGAACCTAAAAAGGATTTTCCAAAGTTACGAGATTCAAGAGCAAGCCCATACCGAATATTGAGCATTCCATGTCTCATTTAATATATATTTTTGTGCGTCAAGCAATCTAATTCCTAGTAAATCTTCACATGCTATACAAGGGTTACATCTATAAAATGTAAGTATATTTGCATTTTTCTCATAAATTTCTAATTTTCTTGAAGACAACACATTTTTATTTCTTTGTTTATCCGTAAGCTTCATCTTGCATCACTTCCTTTCTGTGCCAAAAATTTTGATTATTATATCAAGGCATTATTAATAAATATATTTTATTCAATATATTTATTAATTTTTATTTTTAAATTGTATCTAGTTTATCTTTTAACTTAGAGTTTTCAGTTATAAGTTTACGAATTTCTTCTCTATAATCTAATTCTTTTTCTTGAAGTTTTTGTAACTCTTCTCTTTGGTTCTTAAAAACAATATTTTTATCATTATCATCAAAATGAATAATATCAATAATTGATTGATGACTAATATCCGCAGAGAATTTCATTCCATATGCTTTTTTCATATCATAATAGTTGTGCTCTGCTTTTTCAAAACCCAATTCTCTTAAGTTTTTCATTAAAGAACCTAATGTTGAATTCTTAGAACCTGAACCGCCCCTATGTTTTAATGCAATATTGTTTTCTTTTGACAATCTATCATTTTGTTGATTCCATTTCGTAGTCATATCTGTTAACGCAATTATATCTTTACTATTTTTAACCATAGATTGATTATCACTACTTAAATTATTAATTGACATATTTGCTTTTCTTATTTGATTGTTATTTATTACAATTTGAATAACTACACCTATTTTAAAAGGGTCTTCTAAAGTATCTTCATCTAAATATGGAATTAATTCATTATATAAATATTTTTGGTCTAATACTCCATATCCTAAAAATGGGTCGTATCCTAATAATCTGATACAATCTTCTTCGGATTTTAAATCGTCTTCCGTTAACTCTATTTTTAAGCTAGTTTTTATATTTTCTTCATTATTTTCATTTAAAGATTTGGAATCATTAAATGTTTTAGAAGAATATTGAGGCAAAGAGTTTACCTTTTGCATATAAATTCCAACAATAGAACCATCTGAGTTTGTCACTAATTGTTCTACAGTAGTATATAAATCCGAATCAAAATAAACATCTAATAGCCTACACAATAAATAAAGTGCAAACTTACAATCATTATATTCGTCAACAAGTTCTGAATAAATTTGTTGAACGCAATCTCGACATATAACCATCCGTTCATTATTTTTTTTTAATATGATAGAATTTGATTTATAAAAACCAGTCTTTTGATTCTTTTCTTCTCCGCAATTTAAGCATTTAGCTTTTATATTTGTTACTTCTTTTTGTGACAAAACTGATTTACTTGCCACATTAAAATTGTTAGGTTTTAGTTTTGGCACAAATATCTTCTCCTTTTATTCAATCATTTTGTATTCTCATATAAAAGAACACAATAAAACCCACATTGGTTTAAAATGTGGGTTCTGTCTGTCCTCTTAATTATATATAAATTACATAATATTATTATATTTTATTTATTAAAAACAATCTAATTAATCTTCGTCTTCTGTCAATAAATCTTCAATCATCCCTAATCTAAAATCCTCAAATCCATTATCATAAGCAATTTCGTATAAATCAATTACAAACTCAAATGCACAATCAGGACACATACCACAATTAATTAGTTCATTCACTTTATTTGTGATATATTCTAGTTCTGCATCATCATCTGCGTCTGCGTAAGGACAATTCTCACAGTCCCCATCACAATCTTCTTCTAATTCAATTAAATCCAGATCTTCTTCATATTCTTCAAACTCATCACATCCATCACATTCTTCGCAACTAATAAATTCACAGAACACACATGTAGCTAATTCGCCTTGTAAATATCTATCAACTTCACTAATACTCATATCTGTAAAGATATAATATTCTACTTTACCATCATAATCAGATAACTTGTAATCTTTATCACACTTAGCAGATTCTATACTTAATTTTAATCCATCTTCAGTATAATAAATTTCTATATAATATTCACCTTTATAATATTCTTCATTTGTGTCTTCTAAACCAAAATCTTCATATAAGTAATCTGC